AGATACCCATTTGCTGTGAGTTAGTAGCGCCATCCCAAGATTTCAAAGATACTGATGTACCAGTAGCGGTTAAGGAAAGAGCCTGTGCTTGGTAGTAAGCCGTTCCCGTTGTTGTAGTTAATGCCTGATTAGTTGCAGTAACCGCATAAGAAAATGTGGTAGTCGTAACGGCTGTGATTGTTCGTGCACCGTTGTAGTTAGATGCAGTTACCCCAGTACCTGAAATACCAGTTAAGTAAACAACGTTTCCTACACGAAGTGTGTGTGCTTGGCTAACAGTAACCGTAGCCACGTTAGAAGAAATTTGAGTAGCGGTTACGTTGTAAACAGTTGAGTACGAACCGCTAGGCTCAGGGATTGTTGTATTAGTTCCAACGGTTGCCCCTGTAGCTGTCCAAGGGGTAGTAGGAGAGTTAAAACTTGGGTTAACTAATTCATTGATGCGATTCGCACGAAGAGTGATATGCAACTGGCGTGCCTCATCAAATGATGTTGGAGAGGAAGCCGCTTCAAACTGGCAAGCGTCTACATAATGGTGCTCGTTAGTTGCAGAGCCCCCGATGGATTGAACGATAACCCCAGGAGCAGCATAGTAAGCGTTTGCCGGTGCGACAGCAGAGATATACGGACGATACCCAGAGGCAAACACCGCTGTATTGTCTGATACCGCTGTTCCCGTGCTAGTTGAAATGTAAACACCAAGGCGGTTGTACCACTTGATAGAAGCCTGCACGTTTCTAGCAGTTCCGCCGTAGTCTTTGGCCGCATAAAAACTAAAAGTATAGGTTGTTCCCGCAGTAACGGGGATTCCCATAGTTACTGGATTAGAATCCCCACAATACGCATCGATGTTTTGCGCAGTTGTTGATGTGTTGTACACAGCCATAATTCCAGTTGCTAGATTAGGAAACAACGTTGGTGCTGTTGGCTCTACCCAAGGGGTTGGGTACGGGGTTACAATTCCGTATGCAAAACTAGCGTTGTTGTACCCAGATAAAACACCCGTATTTGTTCCTGTTAAAGCGTAGCTAATTGAGTTAGCTGTTACCGCTGTGATTTGAACAGGGGTTGCTGAGTTAAACAGAGGGCTTGGAAGACCGCTTACAGTTATAAAGTTCCCCACGTCCCACATATGAACATAGTCTTGAACTGTTCCAGAAAGACCTGTGGCTATCGGTACGTTGGTGTAAGTAATAGGCACGGAAAAGGTATTAGATGTAACCGCGGTGATAGTTTGGTTACCATTGTAAGGAGAACTTAAGTTAGAGATTGTTACGTTGTCTCCAACTAACATGTTATGGGTAAAAGAAGTAGTAAAGGTCGCAACGTTTGCATATAGAACAGCAGATGTGATGCTGTAGGTTAATGGGGATTCTGTAAGGGTAAGGGTTGCAACGTTTGACGTAAGTTGAGCGGTTTTAACATTAAATGATGTTAAGAAGTCAATATCCGCTGTTCCGTCTGCACTGTTCCAGTGTCCTGTGTTTTGTCCCCCACCTATCTTCTCAAAAGAAGAGTCGAGAGCACTAAGCATTAAGTTATGACCAATGACGATTCCTGCAACGCTAGGGTTTGGGGCAACGTTTTGAGAAGAAGCGGTAACCGTGTATTGTCCGTTGTTTGTCAAAGTAAATGTAGGGTTTGGAATTGGTTGAGGGACAGTACAGCCTGAGAAGTCTTTAATAAAACCAACAAGGCCTTCCAACGTTCCTTTTTGCTGAGCCAGTGCGACAGCATCCCTAAGTAAAATGCGGTTTTGCTGTAATCCGAGCGAAGGTTCAAATGTTAAACCAAACTGGTTCATCATTGTAGGAAGCAAATCTGCGCTAATAAGTTCCACGTTATATCGGTGGGTTAGCAAATCCGTGTAGGTCTGAACAGTATCTAATTGAAATCCAAAATTGGCTAAGAATCCGTACAAAGCTTGGTTATCCATATCCGCCGTAGCAACATATGGGGTAGTCATTTTATAAATTTCTGGAAGGTAGTTATACAACTTATCGGTGTTGCCGTAGTTGGTTACAGCAAGAGAGGCGGCAGTTGCCGCTGTAAACCACGTGTAACTTATGGTACTAAATACAAAAATAGAATAGTAATAAAATCTTCCAGTGTTAATTTGATAATTATCAACAAAAGTAACTGGGTCAAGACCATTGTTTACAGTAAGGATGGTTGTTCCATCCCAAGGGTCAATCGGGTACCCGTAAGCGTTTCTGACAACAACTAATTGAGACCAACTACCTGAAGGGTCAGTCCAGTTTAGTAGTATCTTCCCATAACCATAAGGAATCGCGGTAAATGGGTTAGCATCGTACTGAACAGGGTTAGCACTGCCGTAGTACGCAAGACCGTAGTAATCAATTCCGTACCGTGACATTAGCTAGTAACACCTCCGGTAGGATTGATTGTCAAACTTCCTAAGGTAAAGGTTGTTGAGTAGGAAATCATAGGCAGTTCGTTAATTGCACACACGATATTACCTACAGTAAGTGCAGTCACTGCTCCTGAGCTAATGCTTGTTTGAGCAACAGTGGCGGCCACTAGCGCATAAGAGAATGAGTATGTCGTTGCCGCCGTTACTACGAAGGTACCATTAAAAGTGGTATCTACGCTCGATACGGATACTGTTTGTCCAACAGTAAATGTATTAGCCGAACCAACCAATGCTGTAGCACTTGCCCCAGTCACTCCTGTTCCTGTTGCCGCACTTGTGACCGTAAACTGCGTAGAACTGGCGCTAGCAATAGTGGCGTTTGTTAAGTTAAATGCAGACGTGGATAGTCCAGTTATCGTTACTGTTTGACCAGAAACAAAAGAGTTATTGGCGGTGTAGGTAATTGTTCCGCCAGAAGCCGACGCAGCCGTAACAGTTGCCGTTAGACCTGTGTATAGGGTCGCTACGTTTCCGGATGATTGAGACTTAGCAACTACAGAGTAGGTTTGGTCTTGGTCAGCGCGTACAAACTTTAACAAGTTTTGGTATGCAACGCCATCGACATCATTAACGGCTTTATACAAATCCGCTGGGGTAACAGTTTGGTTAAAATAGACGTTATCTACATAAAACAAGTTGTTGATTGCGGCTTTTACGTTAGTTGTTACGTTTGTTTGATTGTATTGCGGGTCAACTGTAATAGCCAAAATAATGTTAACACCAACCCAGTGAGGTGGTTGGAAGGTGATTGTGGTGTTTGCTGGTGATTTATTTGTTAAGTAGTTCTGTACGCTTGTGGTGAGGTTGTTAAACACAGTACTCAGAGTAAAGTTGTCTGAAAGCACTCCGGCGTCACCAGAAGGAAGAAGGTACAAAGTTACAGAAGTAAACACGTCAGCATTGGCAATCGCCGCTGCCACTCCTTTCACCTGTACGGCAAGATAAGCATAATCGTTAATAGAAACCGCTCTATTAATGGCTCGGATTGAAAGCGGAGCATTTGTTCTAATAGAGTCAGTAGACTCAGCATCAGAACCGCCAGTAGCCGCACCGTCGCCAGTTACAGAGATGTCTTGGTTACTTACTGTCAAACCTACTGGGATTGTTGATGAGCCATAAATTTCTATGATGTACTGGATAAGACCGGTAGCCACGTTTCCTACAGAACCCCCGCCAATACGGTAAGTTGCGTATATAGACACCCCAGTTGGTGGGATACGGCCGCTTACGCCATCTCCAAACACGATGTACGTAATGTTGTTTTCATCTGTTGCGGTAGTGTATACAGGTGCATAACCGCTGGAATCAACAAGGTACTCAACGTATTGATAGGTAACTCCGTTAATGACAACTTTTGTACTTCCAAAAATAACGTTAGCATTTGCCAACTGATAAGTTTGATTTGGGGTTCCGTTAGAAACACCAAGAACTTCGTTATAAACAGTAGTTCCTTGTGTAGCCAAAACGGATTGTGTACCGTTTGTAGAGCCTGAGGCTGCGGGTACGGTAATTGAAGAGTTAGTTTCAAAGATAATCTGGCTGGTCGTAGCATTTGCCACAAGGGACGTAGCTACTTGACTTCCAGCAGGCACGGCAATTGGTGATGAAGAAGAGTTTTGAAAAGTCAGGGTTACAGTAGACGCTGTTGCTGGGGTAGGTGAGTAGCCAAGAATGGAAGCGATGTCTAGGACGCTCTGGCGCTGGGTAGCGGTGGTGATAAGGGCTTCGTTTGCTGACCTATCAATGTAGTAGTTAAGAATGTCCCCCATGTAGGCAAACAACTCAAGCAAGGTCATTCCAAAATCAGATGGGTTACGGTTAGTCCACTGTGGGGAGAATGTCGGGATAAGGGTAACCATATCCTGCAAAATTGCAGCATAATCCTTAGAGGTGTAGTCAATAGCCGGTACGTAGTTGACCGAACTTGCCGAGTTAGTTGACATTTGAAACCTCCGAGATGACGTCTCCTGCTGAACTTAGAAGGGCAGTCTGAAGAGTTACTGTATCAGAATTCTGCTGCCCGTATCTGTATGTAACGACAATATTTAAAACATTTGATGTGTCCAATGTTCCTTTTACATCAAGCAGGGATAACTCCGGTAACCACTTAGAAAATGCTGCATGAATCTCGGTTTGTATCATTGTCAATGCTGTATTGAAATGCTCAAGAGAGGCTTGTCTAGCACC